CCAGCTTATGCATGAAATGCAAGACTGGGAAGAGGGGATGGATAAACTCCTAATCATGCTTCCTGTTGTTGGGACTGTGTTTAAGAAGACCTATTGGGACTCTGTACGTAAGCAAGTAGCCTCTGACTTGGTTCTTCCAAAGAACTTGGTCATTAACTACTGGGCACGTAGTATCAAAGACGCAGAGCGTGTATCACAAGTTATCGAGATGTCTCCTCGTATCCTTAAAGAGCGTCAGCTTAACGGCACGTTCTTGGATGTAGATTTGGGCAGCGCCCCTACACCAGAAGGCAAGCAGGGAGCCCCTGCATATGATGAGACAACTCCTTTTACTATTATTGAGCAGCATACCTATTTGGATTTGGATGATGATGATTACCCAGAACCGTATGTTGTAACCTTTCACCTAGAGTCTGGTAAGGTCTTGCGTATAGCTGCAAGATTTGACGTAGACAAAATCATCACTGGTGACAAGGGTAAAATTGTTAAGATTGAGCCGATTGAGTATTTCACAAAGTTTGGGTTTATTCCTAATCCTGACGGTAGCTTCTATGACTTGGGGTTTGGTGTCTTGCTTGGACCCATTAATGAGTCTGTTAATACTCTTATTAACCAGCTTATTGACTCCGGTACTCTTAATAACCTACAGTCGGGCTTCTTGGGTAAAGGGCTGAAACTTCGTATGGGTGAGACTAAATTCACACCCGGAGAATGGAAAGCAGTTAATTCTACTGGAGATGACCTAAAGAAACAAATTGTTCCTTTGCCAAGTAAAGAGCCTTCTGCTGTATTATTTCAGCTTATGGGTAGTTTGATTTCATCTGGTAAAGAGCTTGCTTCTGTAGCAGAAATCTTTGTTGGTAAAATGCCGGGACAGAATACTCCGGCCACTACGACGATGGCTACTATTGAGCAGGGCATGAAAGTATTTACTGCTGTCTATAAGCGTATTTACCGTAGCCTAGCCGAGGAGTTTATTAAGCTCTTTGCTCTAAACGCTACATACCTCAATCCAGAAACTTATCAAGAAGTGCTGGGTATTACAGTTGGTCCACAAGACTTCACTGAGGAGCAGTATAAGATTTGCCCCGGCGCTGATCCAACAGCAGTATCTCAAACAGAGAAACTACTGAAAGCTCAAGGGCTGATGGAGCTACTTAACCTAGGTATCCTTGATCCAGTTAAAGTTGGTTTGCGTGTATTGGAAGCTCAAGAGCAACCAAACTACCAAGAACTTCTCAACCCACAGGTTGCACAAACAGGACAATTGCCACAACAGCCTAATCCTAAGATTATGGAGAGTGAGGCAAAGGTCAATGCTATGCAGCAAGCTTCTCAGATTAAGCAACAAGACATGGCATTTAAACAGCAAATGGATCAAAGAGATCAGCAGTTTAAACAAGCAATGGCTGCCCATTCAGCAGACCAAGATGCACGACATAAACAAGTGCTGGCTTCACTAGAGAATGCAATCCAGACACATACAGCGAACATGCGAGTGGCTCAAGATAAACAAAAGTTTATTCAGGACACTATGCACAAAGAAGTAGACCATCGGCAAAAGGTATCACACCAAGAGCAAATGGCTACTGTAAAACGTAAGCAGGCTTCACAAAAGCCACCTTCCAAAGGGAAATAAAGTAAATGAATCGTCAAGATTTTGTAGACTGGAAAAACAGTCCTATTACAAAGGCGCTCTTCAACGCCTTGCATGATAACATTGCAGGGCTTAAAGAAGAGTTGGCTATTGGGGCAGGGATAGATTCCCGCTCAGATGGCCTTAAGGTTGGAGCAATTCAAGCTTATACAGACGTACTAGGTGCTGATTGGTTTGAGGAAACAGAATGATTATACCACTATTACATCGTATAATTGTCAAACAACAGAAGCTTAATGAAGCACACAAAGATTACCAAAGGGCAGAAGCTATTGGAATCATTATCCCAGAACATGAGGATACTAAACGTGCTCAAGCAGGTGTTGACAAAGGAACAGTAGTTTCTGTTGGGCCCACAGCCTACCGAGACTTCAACGTAGACGTACCGATCAAAGTAGGAGATGTTGTTGCCTTTGCCCGCTTTAGCGGAAAGACAATCACTGACCCAGAAACTGATGAAGAGTATGTAGCCCTCAATGATGAGGACGTGGTAGCAATCCTAACAGGAAAACAAAATGACTGATGAAGTAATTGGCGAAAACAATGAACCCCAACTATCCGCTGCTGAACAGCAGGCTATGGAATCTGGTTGGGTTCCCAAAGAAGAATACCTCAAACGTGAGGATGCTGAAGAACATAAATGGGTAGATGCAGGGGAGTTCTTGCGTCGTGGTGAACTCTTCAAGAAGATTGAGGATCAATCCAAACAACTCAAAGACGTTCGTAGCGCCTTGAATGAGATGAAAAAGCTTCATGGACAAGTTCGTGAAGTTGAGTATAAACGGGCATTGGATGCTCTTAAAGCTCAAAAGAAAGCAGCACTAGAGGATGGTGATGCTGACGCAGTAATGGCCGCTGAAGATCGTATTGAACTTGTAAAAGAGCAAGTCAAGCAGCTTCAAGATGAGCCACAACAACAATCAGATACTGGAGCAGAGCACCCAGAATTTGTAGCGTGGACAGAGCAAAATAGCTGGTATAAAAATTCAAGTCCCATGAAAGCGTTTGCTGACGCTCTAGGACAAGATTTAGCCCGTGCTGGTAATTCGCCCTCAGAGGTGCTACGTAAGGTAGCAGCAGAGGTACGAAAAGAGTTTCCAAACAAGTTCCGCAATCCTAATCAGGATAAGCCCGGAGCAGTAGAGTCAGGTAAAGGGTCCGGCACCACTCGTGCAGGTTCTTTTCAACTGACCGACGAAGAGCGTCGCGTTATGCATACTTTTATCCGTACTGGAGTTTTCAAGACGGAAAAAGAATACATTACTGAATTACAGAAAGTTCGAGGATAAAATAATGTCCCTTAAAGAAGCAATTTCAAAAGCGCCTAGTGGCCGAGTTACCCGTGTTCCTGTGAGCCAGCGTAACATTCTTACGGTAAAGGGTAAAGACCCTGCTTATGTATACCGAGTCGTAAACGATACAGATGATCGTATTGCGCAATTCATCGAAGGCGGGTATGAACTCGTTGACGATGCCTCTACTGATGTAGGCGACAAGCGAGTATCGCAAGGTACCTCGGTTGGTTCCAAAAAAATCTTTTCTGTTGGTCAAGGGACTAAAGGATACCTCATGCGAATTCCTCGTGAATTCTACGAAGAGGATCAAGCACGAAAACAAGGTTTTGTTAATCAACAAGAAGCCTCCATCAAAGAAAAAGCTCTTGATGGTAATTATGGTTCGCTCGATATTAAACGCGACTAACCTATTCTATTGCCATTAGGATTATACAAATTTGACTATTTGGAGAATTACTAATGTCAAGTGTTTCCCGTCTTAACGGATTTCGTCCCGTTAAAACCATTACCGGAGCGCCTTATAATGGTGGCGCAAACGTATATTTCGTACCAGCCTCTGACTCCTCTGTGATTATGGTTGGTGATGCAGTTAAGCTCCTCGGTGATGCTCGCGCAGCCACCGGAGCCGCTACTGTTACCCGTGTCTCTGCTGGTACAGACATTCCTGTTGGTATCGTTGTAGGTATTCTTTTCTCTGGTGTAGGTGACGCTCAAAACGTTCCTCCTGTCACTGATCTGAATACACCAGTATATCGTCGTGCTTCTACAGATCGCTATCTGTTGGTGTGTGATGATCCTAATGTGATTTATGAAGCTCAGTATCTGACAACCTCTGTTGCTGCTGCTACTATTACGGCCAACGTGGGTCTCAATGGTAGCTTTGACGTAACTGCTGGTTCTACCACTTCTGGTGCCTCTGGTATGTCCATTGCTGCTCTGTCCGCTACTACTGCGACATTGCCTCTGAAAGTTGTTGGCTTCCCACAACGTCCAGATAATATCCCCGGTGATACGTATTTCAGCTATTGGGTTAAACTCAATACTACTTCGTTCAGCACTGGTACTGGCGCTGCAGGCGTTTAATACTTTTTAAAGGAATAACATATGTCCGTAATTAATAGTGGCTCATTTGCCAAGGCCCTATGGCCCGGTGTCAATGCATGGTATGGCCGTGCCTATGATGCATACCCAGAAGAGTATACAAAGCTCTTCGATAAGCAAACCTCTAACAAAGCATTTGAAGAGGATGTCGGTGTAAGCTCGTTTGGTCTTGCAGTTCAGAAATCTGAGGGTGCTCCTATCTCCTATGATAGCGAACGTCAAGGTTTCATCACTCGTTACCAACATGCAGTGTATGCACTGGGATTCATCATCACTCGTGAGATGATGGAAGATGACCAGTATGACGTAATTGGTAAACGTAAAGCAGAGGGCTTGGCCTTCTCTATGCGTCAAACCAAGGAAGTCATTGGTGCTAACGTGTACAACCGTGCATTCAACTCTGCCTATACTGGTGGTGATGGTGCTTCCTTGATTAGCGCATCTCATGCCAACATCAAGGGTGGTACATGGTCTAACCAAATTGCAACCGCTGCAGACATCTCCGAAGCTTCTTTGGAACAAGCCTGCATCGACATTGCTGGTTTTACCAATGATGCTGGTTTGCTGATTGCTGTTCGCCCAGAGGCTCTGGTGATTCCTCGCCAGTTGATCTTTGAAGCTAAGCGTATCTTGGGTACTGATGGCCGTGTTGGTACTGATAACAACGATTTGAATGCAATCAAGACTCTTGGTTCTATTCCTTCTGTTATCACTAACCACTTCTTGACTGATACCGATGCATGGTTTATCAAGACCAATGTGCAGAATGGTATGAAGTACATGGAGCGTCGTGCTGATAGCTTCGACATGGATAACGATTGGGATACTGAGAACGCTAAGTTCAAGGCTACTGCTCGTTACTCGTTCGGCTGGACTGATCCTCGCGCATTGTACGGTAGTGCTGGCGCCTAATTAACCATCGCAGCTCCTAAGTAATTGGGGGCTGCTCTTTAAAGGAAAATTATGGCTATTCTTCTATCAGGTGGTCAAGTTGCCATCTCTGATCCGAACCCCGGCGGTCCTTCGGCTACTAGCAATTCAAAAGATGTACAATGCAAAGTTGTGCGTCTGACCTCTGCTAACTTTGGTACTAGTGCTGTTAACACTTTGGTGGCAGTTTTGCCAGCAGATTCAACCATCCTAAACATGCAGCTTTTGGTTAAAACCCAATTGGCTGGTGGTGGTATTACAGCAGCTACAGTTAACTTGGGTACAGCTTCTGCTGGTACTCAGTTTGCTTCTGCTGCCAATGCCTTTGGTACGGCTGGTGCAAATGCTGACATTGCTACCCTCACAGGTGTAATGGCTTTGTATCAAGTACCTTTGGGTGGTGATATTCAAGTGTGGGCAGGTGGTACTGCTACTACTGGTGCTCCTACTTCTGGTGAACTGTTCATTACAATTTACTACGTACGGTAAAATTAAAAGAGGGGCTTCATTGCCCCTTTTTTTTCTAAGGAAATTTAATGCGACCAAAGAAAGTCACAGTCTCCAGCGTAGCTGCTTCTAACTGGCTCCCTGTTGACTATAAACAAGACCCGATGAACCTTTCTGTAGGTTGTGTTGTGGTTTCTGGTACTGCTACCTATACTGTAGAGTACACGTATGATGACATTTTTGACACAGCAGTTACTCCAGTAGCTTTTGCTTTGTCAACAATTACTGCTCAAACAACTAGCAAGGATGGTGTTATCAATAACCCAGTCCGTGCTATCCGTCTTAATGTGACAGCAGGTGCTTCTCCTGTAGTTGCAATGACTATGATTCAAGGACTACGATAATGCAATTTGATGAATTCTTGAGTGTCATTGACCTCTTAAAAGATACTGCAAAATACGAGGCTAAGATTAAAGAACTTAAATCTCGTGAACAAGCTATTAAAGAAGCTACCGATCAACTAGGTGTTGTAGGTGATATTGCTAAAGCAAAGCAACAAGCTAGTAAGCTGACTGAACAAGCTAAGGCTGCAATTGAAGCAGCTTCTGTTGAAGCAGCTAAAATCACTCGTGGTGCTCAAACAGCTTTTGATAAACGCCATGAAGAGCTTAAAGCTCGTGAGGTAGTTGCTGACCAAGCTTTGGCTAACTATAACACTATTAAATCCCAACTAGCCTCTCGTGAAGATGTCTTGCGCGCACAAGAGAAAGTGGTAGAGGCTCTGCGAGAGTCCTTGCAAAAACAGCAAGAAGAACTTACCACTAAGCAATTGGAAGTAGATGAGCGTTTGTCTAAACTTCGTCAGGTAATGGGTTAATATGGGTATCTCTCATCTACCTGCCCATCTAGGACAAAATCTAGCTCAACGGATAGATGACCAAACCTCTGTGATTTATCTAGGTACAGCTCCAATGAATAGCTCTAATGCTGATGCTATATGGAGTATTAAACGCCTATCTATCTCAGGAGGAGCCATCACAATAGAGTGGGCTGATGGGAACGATTTAAGCGATAATGTGTGGGATAATCGAGCTAGTCTCTCCTACTCTTAAGGAATATAATGGCAACATATAATAAGTTTCTTCCTGCTACGGAAGCAATGAATGAGGGCATGAATGCTGGTACAGATACATGGAAAATCGTTCTTGCTACTGCTCTAGCAAATACCGATACAACCATTACAGCCGAGGTACCCAATGGTAATGGATATACTACGGGAGGCAACACAGTCTCCGTCACTTCTTCTGCTACCACTGCTGGTGTCTATAAGCTTGTACTGGCTAGTCCAGCGGTATGGACTGCTACAGGTGCTGGCTTTACTTTTAGGTATGCTATTCTTTATGATAGCACCACCGCTACCCCTGTAGGCTACTGGGATTACGGTTCTAGCCAAGTAGTTGCAGTAGGTGAAACTGTCACCGTTACATTGGATGGCACTAACGGTGTCTACACAGTAAGCTAGAAATGAATAGCGGTGTTTATAAGATTGAAAATTTAGTCGATGGAAAGTTTTACATTGGTAGTTCAATCGGTTTAAAAGTAAGATTAAGAACACATTTACTTAATCTTAGAAAAAGCAAGCATGATAATGAGTATCTTCAGAGGGCTTTTAATAAGCATGGAGAAGAAAACTTTGTGTTTTCAATAATGTTAATATGCGATAAAAGCCAAACCATGTTTTATGAACAATTGTTAATAGACGGGTATAGGGCTGCTGATAGGAAGTTTGGTTACAATATTTGTCCCAAAGCGGATTCAACTGTTGGGCGTGTATTTTCAGACAAAGCACTTGCTAATATTAGAAGTAGGAAGAAGCGTGAAACCCTAACGGAAGAGCATAGAAAAAAGATTTCTGAATCTTTGGCAGGAAACACAAGACGTGTTGGACACAAGCATTCAGAAGAACGAAAGCAACAAATAAGTAATTTCTTCAAGGGAAGAAAGTTTTCCGCTGAAACCATACAGAAAATGAATGCAGGCCGCGAAAGGACAAGAATGTTAAAACAACAGAACACGGTGACCTAATGGCTAATGCAATCGGCACTGCAGAAATCGACTTCGGAGCATTCCCCGGGTCTAATGACGCTAGTGTGACGGTTACCGGACAAACG